TCCTGTTGGTTATGACTTCTTAGAATTTGAAGATGAGTGGGAAGGTAAAGGTAAGATAGGGTGGTTTGTGCCTGCATACTACGCACTGAATCAATTTAAAGATGAGAATGGTAATACTAATGTAGAAAAGGCATTGGGCTTCTTAGAGATGAGGAGAATGAAGAAAAGGAAAGCGAAGTCATCTTCAGCTATCACTCTAGAACTTCTCTCGTATCCTATCAAGCCATCTGAGATGTTCCTAAAGAAATCAGGTAACTTCTTTCCTGTTGATGATCTTAAGTCTATACTAGCTGACATAGAAGCTGATGATAAGCTATTAGATTCATCTTGGAAAGGTAAATTTATTATAGATCAGGAAGGGACAGTTACATTTAGAAATTCTCTCGTACCTGTTATAAGAACTTTCCCATTGCGATCAGAAGATGTAATGGAGGGCAGCGTAGAGATATTTGAAATGCCCAAGAAAGACAAAGCTGGACAACACATAAGTGGTAGATATATAGCAGGTTCCGATCCTGTTGATGATGATGGTAACGATAATATAAATCTATCATTACAATCTACATTTATACTAGATACATTTACAGATAGAATAGTAGCAGAATATACATCCCGTACTCAAATAGCAGAAGATTATTATGAGACCTTGCGTAGACTACTCCTATTTTATGGTGCTCGTACAAATTATGAGCAGAACAAGAAAGGTCTTTACGGATATTTCAAGAATAAGAAAAGCTTATATTTATTAGCCGAAACACCACAAATACTAAGTGATGTAGATATGGCTAAGATACAGACTACTGGAAATAAGAAGTTTGGAACAATAGCAAGTGATAAAGTTAATGGTTGGGGACGAAGATTAATATTAACTTGGTTGCTAGGAGACGCATATGGTAAAGATATTGGCGTCATGAACATGCACGGATTACGTAGTATCGCTCTTTTAAAAGAGTTAATAATGTGGTCCAGTGATATTAATGCAGACCGAGTCTCTGCGATGATAATGTTAATGATTTACAGAGAAGAAGTAATTGTTAATATAGATAGAGAAGAAAGACCAAGAAGCTCAATGGAAACAAATGCTTTTTGGAATGACAGCTATAATTTTTATCATGGTAGAAGGCGAAGCAGGTTGGCAGTAGGATCAGATGTGCAAGATAATTTTTTAAATTGGTAATATGAATGAGGGTATAGCTAGCTCGAAGTCAATTAACTTCCCGTATCAAAAAAGATCTATAGGCCGTAAAGGTAAAGATTTTATGAGATCTTGTGTTGATTCAGGAATACAAATGACTGTGCTAAACAATAACAAAAGTTATAGAGCTTCTAGACATAACAAAATCGTTAACTATGATTTAGCTAACGGTATTGTTCATGAAGATGAAATGTACAAAATAACTAATCCATTTGGGATACCTGGATTCGACCGTGAGATACAAGACTATCCATTAGTACGTCCACGACTGAATCTATTGATTGGAGAAGAGTCCAATAGAAGGTTTGATTACGAAGTTAGGGTAGCTAACCCAGATGCTATTTCAGAGAAAGAAAAAGAAGTAAAAGAACAGTATATTGAAAGATTAACTAATATTGTTCTTAAGCCAGATTATGATGAAGAAAAAGCTAAAGCTAAATTAGAAGAGGTTAACAAGTGGCATAAATATGAATCTCAGGACATGAGAGAAAAAATGTCTGCAGAGATTCTGCAATACTTATGGCTTTCATTACAACTAAAGCGTAAGTTTAATGAAGGTTTTGAAGATGCTTTAATTGGTGGAGAAGAAGTCTATAGAATAGATATAGTTTCTGGAGAACCAGTTGTCCTTAGAGTTAACCCACTTAACCTATATACTGTACGGTCAGGAGATTCTCCATTTATAGAAGATTGTGATATTATAGTTGAAGATGGATATCATAATATTGGATACGTAATAGATAACTTCTATGAAGAATTAACTGATGGTAATATAGATGACATTGAAAGAGGTTCATTACATACTAATGGGCCAACCCAAGCCAACGTATTAAACTACTCAGACGCAGAGCCGTATTCAATTACAGGAGGTTTGATCGAAGTAGATACAAAATCTGGATCATCAGGAACTTTAGACAGACCATTTGATACAGATGGAAGAATAAGAGTAACTAAGGTAACATGGAAATCGTTACGAAAAGTTGGACAGCTAACTACGTATGATGAGCAAGGAAGACTAGAGAAAAGATATGTAGATGAATATTATCAAGCTGAAGCTAACTTAGGAGAAGAAGTTAAATGGATGTGGATTGGTGAATGGTGGGAAGGAACCAGGATAGGTAAAGATATCTATGTTAAAATGGGGCCAAGAGTTGTACAGTACAGAAGATTTACTAATCGCTCAGCAGGAGCGTCTGGATATGTTGGTACATTGTATAATATCAATTCAACTATAACCAGATCCCTAATGGATATCATGAAACCTTATCAGTATCTATACGATGAGTTCATGGACAGAATTAAGGACGCCTTTGCTAAGTTTAAAGGGCCCATGATAGAACTAGACTTTGCAAAAATGCCTGAAGGCTGGGAGCCTGAAAAATGGATGCATTACGCAGAAAACATGGGATACTTAATTATAGATTCATTTAAAGAAGGACGTAAAGGAGCAGCTACAGGAAAACTAGCTGGTGGATTTAATACAACTGGTAAAGTACTTAATCCTGATCTTGGCAATTATATACAACATCATGTTATGATGCTTGAGTATATAGAAAAGCAAATAGGAGTAATCAGTGGCATCCCAGCTCAACGGATGGGAGAGATACAGAATAGAGAAACAGTAGGAGGCGTAGAGCGTGCTGTAACGCAATCCTCTCACATTACAGAGACTATCTTTGCCTTACATGATGCTACTAAGCTTAGAGTGTTAGAGACGCTCTTAGAGACTGCTAAGTACGCATGGAAGAATGATAAGAAGAAGATGCAGTATGCTTTAGATGATATGGCGTATACTATCTTATCAGTAGATGGTGCATTATTTAATGAAGCAGAGTATGGTATATTTGTAGCTGACGGAAGAGGTTCTACAGAACTTATTCAGACTATGAAACAGCTAGCTCATGCAGGAGTTCAAAATGATAAGATTAGTTTCGGTGCATTGATAGATATCTATACATCTCCAAGCATTAATATAATGCGTAGGAAGATTGAAGATTATGAGAAACAAGCTATGGAACGTCAATCAGAACAAGCTAAAGTTCAACAGGAACAGCAAAAAGCTGCAATGGAAGCTCAGCAAAAAGCACATCAAGCTGAACTAGAACAGAAGGAAAGAGAATCAATTCGTGAAGCAGAAACAGATTTAGCAATTGCATTGATCAAACAAGAAGATCAGGGTGATGGCGGACAGGCTGTGGAAGAAGCACAAAATAAATTAGCATTAGAGAAAGATAAATTAAAACTTACAGAAGAGAAGCAAAAATCTGATCAAGCGCTTAATACAAGAAAGCAGCAAGAAACAGAGCGTACTAATCGTGCTAAAGAAGGTATAGCACGTACTAAGAGTGCGAGTACTTCAACAACTAATAAATAAGTATGGGACGTATACAAAAAAGTAATTGGACAAAAGATGCTCTTATAGAAGAGTTTACGCAGAGGCGATACCTATTAGAAATGGGCGCAGGAAAGCTAAGCAGAATATATGGAGTAAGTGGAGAGAAGATCAAGGAAGTTCGTAAAATCGCAAGAACCCTTTTAAGGGAACGGAAGGACTCCAAGATGCCAAAGATATTAGTCTTTGACATTGAGACTACTCCATTGGAAGCTTTTATATGGCAGAAGCAAGTTTGGAAAGCCAATGTTAGTGAAGATAAGATAATCAGTGAATGGTTTATGTTGACATGGTCAGCTAAATGGCTGTTCGATGATAAGGTATTATCTGACAGACTGACAGGTAAGGAAGCAATAGCAGAAAACGATCAGAGAATAACAGCAAGTCTCTGGGAGTTATTTGATAAAGCTGATATACTTATTGCACATAACGGAGGGAATTTTGATGTTCCTAATATGAATACAAGGTTCGTAGTGAATGGATTACCACCTCCTTCATCGTATCAAATTATTGATACATTGAAAATAGCAAGGAAAGAATTTGGCTTCACACATAATTCATTGAATGCTTTAGCTAGAGTGTTTAAAGTAGGTTCTAAAATTGAAACTAATTTCGATTTATGGAAAGACTCTAAACGAGGTAGCAACAAAGCATTAATAGAGATGGAAATCTATAACAGGAAAGATGTAACAGTACTGGAAGAAGTTTATTTAAAACTTAGACCATGGATTAAGTCACATCCTAATGTAGGTCTCTTTGTAGAAGACGAAGGTCATTTATGTCCTTATTGTGGACATGACGTCGTAGAACTAGATGGAAATCACTACTATACAATGGTTGGTAAATTCCCAACATATGTATGCCAGAAATGCGGAGGAGTTAGCAGAGGAAGAACTTCAGCATTTGATAAAGATAAACGCAAGAATTTAATAGTAAGCGTTGCTAGATAATTTAAAATATAAATAAAATGCAAGACAATGAGGGCGGCGATTTAGGAGTACAGTTTAACGACATTATGGATCTTGATCAATTAATTGATACAGAAACAGGACAGCTCGTTGGAAATGATAATGTTCCTAAAGGACCAAAAGAAGATTTAAAGGGAGGAGATCCTCCAAAAGACCCAGATGAAGGGTTGATAGATGTAAATATAGATACTAAAGAGCCAGGTTCGCATGATGACGCTCTGGGGGGCAAAGGAGATGGAAATCTTCTTCTGAATAATAAGGTCCTCGAAAACATCTCTCGCGCACTTTATGAAAAGGGCGTCATTAGTGAACTTGATGAAGACCAGTTAGAAAAGATGAAGGAAGGAGATGGAGCAGAAATCATTATAGAACTACTCAAATCTCAAATTAGTAGGGAGAATACTTCTTACAAAGATTCACTTCCAGATAAGCTTAAGAAAGCTATAGAAAATTACGAAGCGGGAGTTCCATTAGATATATTGATTGGCCTAGAGTCAGCAGATACTCGTTTAGAGAACGTAACGGAAGAGCAAGTAAAAGAGAACGAAGATATACAAAAGATTCTTGTTGGAGAAAACTTAAAGAGGCTAGGTCTTAGTCAGACTAAAGTTAATAAAAGAGTTCAACAGTTTATAGACTTAGGACAACTTGAAGAAGAAGCTTTAGAGGCTTTGACTGAAGGTCGTCAATATGTTAAAGAATCTCTTGAAACAGAACAAAAAAACGCAGTAAAAAGGAAAGAAGACGCAGAAACAAACAGACTGAAGTCCTTGAGCGATCTAGAGAAAGATATAAATGCAACTACAGAATTTATTAGTGGTATGAAAGTTTCTGATAGAGAAAAACAAATTATCTATGATTCAATGACTAAAGCAGTGAGTCAGGATGACCAGGGCAATCCTATGAATAAGGTAATGGTAACAAGATCAAAGAATCCTTTGGGATTTGAGAAATTGCTCCACTACTATCATAATTTAGGATTGTTCGATATAACTGATGATGGGAAACTATCACCAAGTATATCAAAAATAAAGGCTGGTGCAAAAGCATCTGCGATGGATGAATTAAATTGAGCAATTGTAAATCGCCAGTCTTCTACTCCAGGTTCGCCTG